ATCTCATAGATGACATTGATGATTGCCCCATCCAAGCCCGTGAACTTCATCAGCGGCGAACCAAACGCAGTCAGGGCAGCAAACGCATGCGGCTCCATCCCCGGCAAGGCGTACAGGTTGAACACTTCCTTCCACTTCTCAAAGGAACCCTTGGTGTGAATCTTCTCGGCGAAGAACTCCGTTGCTTCTGACGGCGGGCTGTAGTACGTGCCGTCCTTGGTAATCTCTTTGTCCCCCATGATGAACTTGCTGTCGTTCTCTACCCAACCAAATTGTGTTCTCATAATGTCTGCTTTCTTTTCGTATTGCATGTTTTTAACAAAAGTCACCACGTAGACAGCTAGGTTCTCGTACTGCTTGTGGTGGGCCATGACTCCTTGCTGGGCCAATGCTTTGCGCAACTCATCCTTGGACGATATAGCTGCGGTGGATATGGAAAATTCTCTGATGCCATCGTGTGGCAAGTGCAGCCTAAACAATATGACTTCACCCGCTTGAGGGTCGCGCATACGTTTAACCGCATAGAAATCGTGCTCATAGACCACTGTAGGGTCTGCTTCTTCATCGTCGGCGCGTCTATAGACCCCGCCGTTCTTCCCACGAAAAAATGGGAACGGATACTCAGGTATGTTTATGGTTACCTGCTTACCCTCTGCAACCTCAACAACCACTTCATTGTCTTCATCGTCGGCTTCCTCTATCTCTACCCCCAGCACAATCGGGGATTTAATCTTACCCTTGTGTGTACAGCCATCGCACCCGCCGGGGTTTTGCTTCTCGAACGTAGTGCAGTGGTGTGGCCCACCTTTGGTCAGCAAGTGATACACCTTGGCTTCAACCTCGTCAGGGTCGTAGTTAGGATACTGGTCTGACATCTTCTTGGTCGCACTGTCTTTGTCTACGCAGAACGCAGCAATCGACAGGGCTGAGCGCCACAAAGGTTCCTCTAGGGTTGCTTGGTTTTCAAAGCAATGAATCAGTTGGTTGCAGCCTTCGCCCTTGGCCGACTTCATCATTATGGTTTTGAACCGCTTGACCTTGTTCGCCATCAACGCTTCCATCATCGGGCTCATGGAGCTTGGGATGAAGTCAGGCTTCTCAGGCTTGGGGTCAGGTGCGCCCAGCAACTCTTTCATCTGCGCATACGGGATGCGCACAGTATCGGAGTTCAACACCTCTACAGGCATTGGCTCTTCGTTCTTAAAGTTGTATGTGCCGGGGATACGTAGGACTCGTGATGCTTCAAACACCGACGAATCAACGATGAGACCCTTCTCTACACACAACTCACGTAGCCGACCCGATAGCGGCTCCCACTCTGCGCGGGACACCGTTTCTTCAAGCAGCCAGTAGGCATGAATCCCGTAACCGGAACTCACTAGGATTGGCCTCGGTAGGCCGACAACCTTGCAGAACTTCTGAAACTCAACAAGCCCAGTTTGCTGGTCGATGTAACCCTTGACCCTGCCCTTTTCATCGGGCTCGGCCTTCGTGGGGCCGCAGTCAATATCCATCCACAGTGCGCGGAAGTAGGTGGCGTTCTCGTGTGTGCGGTTGTTCAGTGGGCCGTACTTGGCGCACCCAAAATACACATCAGCTTTGCGCTCTACAAACTTCTCAACTAGCTTGTCAACCTCTTCTCGTGTGTCTGCAAATTGCTGGTCTACGTACCTACCAATCCCTAACACGCAGTACCTTCCCCCTACGGGAAGAACCGCATCCAGCAAGTCGAAGTTGGACATGTACTATTTGCGCTTCTTGAGTTTTTCTATGTAGCTAAAGAGGCTGTTGTTCATGGAAGCGGTAGGGGTAGTTACCCCCCAAAACCAGTTGTAAACCGTCATCCGGCTTACATGCAGGTATCTCGCTACCTCACTAACAGGCACCCCATGCTTGATACATAGGCGACCCAAGGTTACGCCCAAAGATTTAGCGTCGGCCTCTTTGTTGGCGTCCACTAATCTTTGGCTGTAACCATAACTCATGCTTTATTCCTCGTCAGTCCAAGCCGCCACTACAGAATCCAAGCTCTTTTTGGCTGTAACAACGACCTCGGCGGGCTTTTTAGACTCGCGCTTCTTAGGCTCCTCAAAGGCAGGTTCATCCGCAGCGGGAGCTTGGGCTTTTGGTGGTTCCGCTACACGTACTGGCGCTTCCAGTCGGGGTGCACGGGCTGATGCGTCGGCTTGATACGGGGTCAACACAACCATCTTCTGCACCGCAGGTAACGCAGCCACCTTGCTTGTGACACCATGCTCATGCTTGTTGATGAACCGCACAGGGGTGAACAGCACCGACTGGTTGTCGTTGTCCTCGTTGAAGCTCATCTGTGTAACCACGTAGTCCAAGCTCTTGCCGTTGTTAGCAAGGTACTTGGTATAGCTCTCAAACGGATGGGTGTTGTCACCTACGCTATCGCCGAACAGCGACTTGGAAGCCAAGTTCATCTGATAGACCTCACCCTCAAGCGAAGTACCAAAGTCTTCTTCCAACGTCACCGCAATACGGCGCGAGTAGCGGCATGCCTTGGAGTTGCCCATGCCTGAACCCTTAATGTTTTGCTGGCATCCATCGCAACGGTCAGCTTGGGGGTTTGATGAACCAGCATCAGGCGCAGTACCATCATTGGAGAAGCAGTCGGGCGCAGTCGGCTCGGCATCGGGAGTCCATGCTTGCGCGTAAAAGATACGCCCAACTTTGGGGGATGCGTTGACCACGATGACGTTAAGGTTGCCCTTAATTTTGCCCATCTCTTCGCCGCCGACCATCTTACGGAAGAGGCCGTTTTTCGGCACAATGCGCTTGACACCAGTACGACCAGCGAGTTGTTTTGTAAGCTCACTGACCCCAGCGGTTTGCAGGAAGTCGGGGAGGTCTTGGTTTAGTAAAGCAATATTGCTCATTTCAGTTTTCCTTTGAACGTCTAACAACCACGGAATAAGAATTCTCCACGTTGAGGCCAACGGGATATAGGTCTGGATTCTCTGCGAGGAAGTCCTTCATGTTGGTTTGATGAAGTCGTTTCTCCAGTAGGCCGAATGCACCCTGTTCTTCGATGAACGTGTACATAGAATCCCAATCATTTGTCCAGTACCGTGACTTTACTGAACGCATAATCGTGCCGTGTGGGGTTTTGATGCTGTCGGCTCCGATGCGCTTGCATGCTTCAAGCATCTCATCTGCGATTACCTGCATCTGCTCTTCGAGGCCCTTGTCTTTCTCCTCGAACTCTTTCTTAGCCGTAGCCCGCTTGTCGCGTATCTTGATGTACACGGCAGCTAGCTTGTCCATGTCAACGGAGGATGTTTCCTCCTGAACTGCTTCGTCCATTGTTTGCTCCAGTGGTTAGTGGGAGAAGAACTATACCATAACTTTTGACATTGTCAACGAGTTTCTGAAGAAATTTCTTGTCGGTATAAGTCTATGATTTTGCTGTGGTTTTCGATGTTGCCTTGCAGCATGCGGTATATCTTGGCCTCAACCGGACTGCCCGTGATGTGCACGATGGTCATGTTGTTGACCTGACCGGGGCGGTCGATACGTGCGTTGGCTTGTAGGTAGGTTTCCACGCTAGTACAAGGAGCGTACCAGATGATTGTGTTCGCTGCCGTTAGGGTTAACCCGTGAGATGCGGCTTGGGGTTGAATGAGCAACACCTTGGTTGTGGGTTGTTCTTGGAACCGCTTGACGATGTCGGAGCGGTTGTTGACGCTGACGCTTCCGTTGATGACTTCACACGTTATGCCGTTCTTGGTTAGGTGTTTCTCCAGCAGTTCTATGGTGTGCGTAAAGGGCACAAACACCAGCACCTTGTGGCTCGACTCTTCGATAACTTCCTGCACCACGTTCAACCGACTGCTCACATCAAACTCGATGACTTCACCCTTGTCGGTATACACCGCACCACCGGCAATTTGCAGCAGCTTGCTTATCTGTACCGCAGCGTTGACCGCGCTCACTTCTTCCCCGTCGGCCTCAATCAGCATCTGCTTCTTCAGGGTGTTGTAGTACTTAAGCTGTTGTGGCGACATCCGCACATCCCGCTCGGCAAAAACAACCGGAGGTAGGTCAAGACACTGCTTTTTCTCAAACCTGATAGCTGGCTGAAGAATCTTGTGCACGATGTCTTTGGCGTTGGGCTTAGGAACCCAGCGGTACATGCTCACCTTGGTCATCACCGTGTCCTTGAACTGCCCAAAGAACGGCGACACAGCTTTGGGGTTAACCAACTTAGCTAGTCCGTAAGCATCCACAGGAGACTGCGCAGCGGGTGTACCCGTCAGCATCCACAAACCCTTGATGGTCTTGTTCAGGTCACGCATGATTTTCCAGCGTGTCGTC